AGCGATTGTGCTGAGCACAATACTATTACATCTGGCTTTTCGGACTTTATTACTAAATTTCAGTCCATGCTTGCGAGCTTCAATTCGCTAAAAACCGAACTGCGCACTTTAGAAAAAATGACTGTAAAGCAGTTAAAAGTTGCCGAGAAGCTAAACAACAGAAAGCGTCGCAAGGGCAATCGTGCTCCAAGCGGATTTGTTAAGCCATCATTAATTAGTGATGAGCTTGCCAAGTTTTTAGACAAGCCATGCGGTACTGAAATGGCCCGCACCGATGTTACTCGTGAAATTAACAAGTACATTCGTGCAAACAACCTTCAGGATAAAAGCAATGGTCGCAAAATTAACCCTGACAAGCCACTAACAGAGCTTCTAAAGGTTAGCGACAGTGTTGAGCTCACTTATTTCAATCTCCAGAAATACATGGGTCCTCACTTCCCAAAGGCGGTCAAGGCTGAGCCACAAGCAACTGCTTAAATAAAATTATAAAAAATAAAAAATAAAAAATAAAAAATAAAAAATAGAAAATAGAAAATAGAAAATAGAAAATAGAAAATAATTTAATTTTAATATTTAATGCTTAATACAGCACTAAATATTAAAGCGCTATAAAGAATGATATAAAAACGCTAGTATAAATAAAATTGAATAACAAATTTTTTATTTATTAAGTAGTCATTGATTAATGATTATGATGAAGCCACTAATGAATGCATTAACTTTAATTACCATGATGGTGTTAATTTTCAATATGTTCTTTGTTATTAAAGTTACTTTAGAATATATGATGCTTCCAGACTTGGTGCCATTAATTTGGTTTATTGTTGCTATTCCTACGCCGTATTTTGCAACTATGCTAACAGCTCCATTATTAGATTGAATAAAAAAGAGGATTTATATTATGGAAATGTTTTTTTACATCCAATAATTTAAATTGTCTTCATTATTCATGCAAAAATAACAAAAAAATAAAAAATAAATAAAAATAAAATAAATAAAATAAATAAATAAAATAAAAAATTGATTTAGAAACATAAATATATAATTAGTAATATCTTAAAACACTATGGCTACTATTGTATCAGGAACTGCGTTCAATGTTAACACTGATTATGTGTATACCAAGCCCAAGCTTAATGCTAATAACGGCAAGTCTATTGGTATTCTTAATAAGCACAACATGAAGTCGCTATATATTAGCACACCTCTTATGCTCACATGGGGCGTTAATGAGTGGTCTGATGATAAAACCGGAAAGAAATCGTTTGACTTAGCGCTCCAGTTTCCAAATGAGGAAAATAGCGAGTGCACTGCATTTTTAAAGAATATGCAAGAACTTGAAATGCGTATTAAGAATGATGTGATTACTAATTGCAAGGAATGGCTAGGCAAGCCTAAAATGAGTTCGGATGCTGTTGATGCGCTATGGAGCCCTATGCTAAAATACCCTAAAGATAAGGCGTCAGACGAATATGATTATTCGCGTGCTCCAACACTAAAGGTTAAAATTCCATATTATCAAGATGCTTTTACTAAGGTCGAGCTATATAATGATGCTAATGTTCTAGTATTTCCAAATGATGATAATACAAATATTACAGATTTTATTGTTAAGGGTTCAACAGTGGCAACAATTATTCAATCGGGGGGTATTTGGGTTGCAAATGGTAAGTTTGGGGTTACATGGAAGTTATTTCAGGCAGTAGTTAAGCCAAAGACCAGTTTAAGCGGAAAGTGTCATATTGTGTTATCTGAGAAAGATAAGGAAAAGATGGTTGCTCCAGTTGATGACGACGATGACGATGAGCCTGTAAAGATGGTTTCAAGTGTCACAGAAGTTCCTGATAGCGACGATGACGAAGTTGTTCAAGAAGAAGTGAAAGAAGTGAAAGAAGTGAAGGAAGAAGTGAAGGAAGAAGTGAAGCAAGTAGAGGTAGAAGATGCACCTAAAAAGAAGCGAATTGTTAAGAAGAAGTCAGACGAATAAAGCAATAAATTATTTATTTAAATAAAATTAAATTAAATTAAAAATAGCATGTTTATTATACAAATATTTTTTTTTTCATAAAAAACAAGTTTTTTTATAAGTATAATTTTAATATACTTATAAAAATATTACAAGCTATAAGAAGCTATGCTAAATGTATAAGAAGCTATGCTAAATGTATAAGAAGCTATGCTAAATGTATAAGAAGCTATGCTAAATGTATAAGAAGCTATGCTAAATGTATATGAAAATATATGTCGCCTTTATTACTATTATCTAATATAGCAAGTGTATTTATTTTTGGTATTCCTTTATGCTTTACATTATAGACTTGATACTTTGAAAATTTTAAATCATTAATATTTATTTCAATAGTTTGATCTGCCAAATCAATAGCTATATTGGAGTTGGATTTAAGTAATTCTATAATGTTATTAAAATTGTTATAATAAGTATAATGTATATTATTATGTTCATCAATACTAATAGTGTCATCTAATAGCGGCTCAATTTTGATAATATTATTTTCAAATTTCATTTCATTGTGCCATAATGGAATATAAACAATAACATCATTTATTTCTAATTTATAAACATCACTATTTAATAAATTTGTTAATTTAGGAGTTAATATATAAATACTATGGTCAGATAGTTTTTCTTCTAAAATGGTTTTTATTATATCTATAATAGTATTGTAAATATTGTTTTCAGTGTTTTCAGTGTTTTCAGTATTTTCATATTTTTCATGACTTTTTAGTTTGTTATATTTTAATAAATAGCAATATAAGTCTTCTAAAATAACTATTGAAAAATTGTCAAATAAACTTGTTATTATGGCTTTAATATGAATATTAGCATTATGCTTGAATTTAGTTATATCATCTGTAAAGCCAGTTAAAGCATCATTATTTGAATAATATTTTATTATAAAATTTAAGAATGTTACTAATAGATCATTGTAGTTATTAGTTTTGCCGTCATTGTCATTAGCGTCATTATCATGATTATCATCATTATCATCTGTGCTTATTATATCTTTTAAAACGTTATATGCACTATTTATATTTTGAAATAGCAATGTTGAATTTTCGCATATATTATTTTTATCGGGGTGATAAATTAGGCATTGAATATGATAATATTTTTTTAATTCATTTAAACTAATGTTATGAATATTATAAGTATTATAGTTTTTAATATTTAATATTAATAATGCCTCACTTATTTTCATTTATTAACTCTATTAAGTATAATGTAAAACTTTCTAAATGAAAAATCGGCCTATAATTATTGTTGTAATTTTTAAGAAAAAAAATACTATTAAAGATCAGATCACCTATTTTATTGCAATTTATTAATTTATTAATTATTAAAGATTGTATTATGTAAAAGAAACATTCATGACTATTTAAATGATTTATTAATATATCATATAATAATGTTCTAATATTTGTAATATTATAATTATTATTACAAATTAGATTTATATAAGTATCACATATAGCCGAATGCTGTATAATATATTTCATATTATTTGAAATATCTAAATATGTAAAAATGTTTGGATTGTTTACCTTATTATAAATGTATTCAGCATCTTTCGATGAGAGATTTAATTTCTTAAAATATTGCTTATTGCTCTTATTACATAATGCATGTATATTTCTTTTGTTTAATTTAGCAAAGTTAAGAATTTTACATATGTTTAATATTTTCATCGGTATAAAGCTAACACATTCTGTAATAATAATGTATTTTATATTTAAAGTCGAAAATAATTCTTTTTGCATATAATTGTATAGTAAGTCCAATAAGTCATAATTAATTTTATCAAAGTTGCGAAATACAATATATCCTCTTTTAATAGATGAAGACGCTATTGAGTTGTATATAATATTATATATTTCATTCCATAATGATTTGCTATTATATATGAAGTTTTCTACATCAATTTCATAATGAATATCGCTAATTTTAATATAAAATTCGGTTTTTGTTAGATTAATATGTAATTTTTTCTCGTATTTTAAATTTGTCGGGCTAAAATGTTGCAAAAGTTTTAACGCGTTTTTATATTTGTAAGAACAAGGAGGTCCATAAAAAATGTAATTTATAAAATGCTCATTATTTGTATGTGTGTCGCTTATATTGCTTATAATGTGTAATAAATCTTTGCTGAAATTATAATTAGGGTTTTCATTAATAATTTCATTATAATTTTTTTTTAAATTCATTATTGACTATTGTATTATTTAATTGTAAATCTATATAGTATTATTTCTAATTATTTTTTTACATTATATATAAAAAAAATAATTAGAAATAATACTATAAGTAAAACTAGCTTGCATCAATGATCTGTGAAAATCTAGAAGATTTAAATTACGAATATATAATAATAAATGAACCTATAAAGAACAGCGCAGTCCAATACAATTATTTTTATAAATTACTTTATTCCACACCTATTGTATCATTAACGAGTATATTTGCTATATTTGAACTCAATAATTTGTACTTTGAAAACGATAAAATAAAATTTGACAAAACTCCTCTAAATAATAGTGTGTTTAACAAACTTATAGAGTTGGAAGAGCATGTATTAAATTTAGTACGTGACGCTAAAAATAAATTATTCAAACTAAGAGAATTATATGAAAATCAATATTTTAAATTTGCTTTGAGCGATGATAATGAAAATCTAAATAACTATAACCATGTAAATGATATTTATAATAATAAAACATTTACAATTAAAATATCGGGAATATGGGAGTCTAAGGAATCGATCGGCCTAACATTTAAATTTATAAAAGTTACCAAGTTTATCGATTTTAGCCAGTAAGCACCGGTGCTTCATCTGTTGAAAAGAATTCTAAACTAATATGTATCATCATTAAAATAATAAGATTTACAAGTGATAATATATATACGGCATTCTTTGATAATTCAACTTTTATAGAGTTTGGCGAGAGCTCCTCATTTTTATCGGTATTAACTAAATAAAAAAAGATATATGTTGTAACCAGTACTATTTGCATTATTGATAACACGGATGACATTAATGAATAAGTGTGATATTCTCGTGTTACTCTGTTAGAGTTTATTCTTTTAAAATAACGGAAATTCAAAAATATTGTATATACTATTACTATTAATGTAAAAAATATTGGAGCTACATTAGAAAATAACATTTCAAAAAAGTTTCCTTTTGTTTCAAATATATTTTTTGTAACATAAATTCCCATAAATAACATAATGCTAATAGCGGTAGCTGTTAAACCGTATCCCCATATGGTAGATGTTGCCGGTCCAGTGTTTCCTAACCTTGAATATCTTTCTGGGAAAAATAATTTTATAACAATCCCCATGCATGCTAAAACAACGACTGTCATAAAATCCAAATTATTATTATGGGATAAACCAAAGCCAAAAATACCCTGTTTATTTATAATTATATTAGCATCTAATTTTGTATTAGGGGGTGCCATAATAATTTAATATATATATATAAATTTAATATATTTAATATAATCCTTAAAAATATATAATCTTTAAAAATATATAATCTATAAAATATATAATCTATAAAATATATAATCTATAAAATATATTTAATATTATAATATATTAATAAATATATAATTATGAATAGTAATAATCCATTAGTAACATATAAGCACAATTTTGTTTTGGATAGAAAAATATTATTTATTGATAGCAATGATCGCGATAAAGAACGTTGGCCAAATCCCGCAGAATTTGAAATAAATTGTCCTCAAAATTATAATAATGTTGAATCGTTACGATTAGTAAACATTATGTTGCCTAATTTTTTTTATAATATAAGCGAACAATTGCAAACAAATAAGATGATAGTTGATTTTAGTGGCTCGTTACGTAATATTACTTTAGAAGATGGTTGTTATAATTATAGTCAATTACAAGATACTTTACGAACCAAGTTAAAAGAAATACATACTACTTTTGATGTATGTTATAACCCAATTAATCGCAAATATACTTTTTTATATACTCAAAATAATAAACCCGAATTTCATTTTAGATTTGATTTACCTAATAAATACAATTGTATTAAAGATAACTATAAAACAGATGTATATGCTCAACATAGTAATTGGGGCTTAGGTTATATTTTAGGTTTTGAAAAAAATAAATATACTTCTTATGATGTTTCTCATATTTCTCATACCCATCAACAACTAAATGCGCCTAATCCGATCGATTTAGAAGATAATAAATGTGTATATATTGAATTAGAAAAATATAATAAATGTGATGAAATCAAACCTTTCTTATATTATAATTATAATAATCCTAGTTCTGGTATAGTAAATTCGTCATTTGCTAAAATTCCTATTTATTTGTTTCAAGATAACAAACATTTAGTAAATGATGGGTATTTTGAAAATGTTAGTTATTATCAACCTCCAATCGATAAGATTGCTAAGTTTAAACTGAAATTTAGATATCATAATGGCATGTTAGTCGATTTTCACAATTATAATGTTTCTTTATCGTTGGAAATTAATCAATTACGCAATGAAATGAACAATTATGATGTAAGAACGCCTTTTAAAATATAAAAAAAGAATATAAAGAGCTAATATATATAAAAAAGGATATAAAGCAATATAATATATAAAAAAACAATATAAAGCGCCAAAATATATATAAAAAACAATATAAAGACTTAAGCACAAATTTATATTGTTTTTACAATCCATTTTCACTAACATAGCATTTCTCACATAATGGAATATATTGACTGTAGCCAATTAATATTTGCAAGCTATTAGCAACTGTTCTATGGCTGAACTCTGATGCACCTGCACATAGCTTACATACGCCTTTTAGCGCATAAACTTTTGTAGCGCTCGAAACCAAATTCATCATAGTGCCGAATTTTTCTCGTTTATAGTCTAAATCTAGTCCACATAATATAACATTCTTTTTTAATGTTTCATTTAAATATAATACACTTTCAAATATTGTTTCAAAAAACTGGGCTTCATTTATAAAAATATAATCTGCGTTAGCAATTACTTCTTTTGTATGACTATTTTTAATAAAATCATCTAAATTTGTAATACTATAACAATCAATGGCCAATCCATCATGTGAAATAATTTTATTTTTACCATAGCGTGTATCTAACTCATAATTAATAGCAATACAATTTTTATTTTTGGTTAGCGTTTCTTTATAAAGTTCAATTAATTTTGTAGTTTTACCAGAAAACATTGGTCCATAAATCAATGTAATACATGGATATGTATTATGACTTAGCATTTTATATGCGTTTATTATATATTACAAACAACATTGTTTTATATAATATTTCAATTTTTATAAAGAATAAAATAATGATGTATTATATAAATGACAGATTGGAGCGAGGATATTGATAAAGTATTAGATAATATTAGGATAAATTGCGTTATTTTGAGCAAGTTACATAAACAACGCTATTTTGAATTACAATCATCTCTCAAATATTACAGAATGCCAGTGATTATATTAAATGGTATAAATAGCATATTTGCTGTAGGTCTTCAACCATATATATATCAAGGAACAATTAGTTTAACAAATTCATTAATAGCTTTAACTTGTGGCATAATAGGTAGTATTGAGTTATTTTTAGGTATACAAAAAAGACTAGAGAACGATATGATTTCGCAGAGAGATTATTACCTACTTTCAATAGATATATATAAAACATTAAGTTTAGATAAAAATAATCGCCCGATACCCAGTAAAGATTATTTAGAAAAAAGTTATAATATATATACAAAATTGATTGAGAGTTCATCGACATTAGCAAAAGTTAAGGGAGATAAATTAATACCTATTGATTTACCATTAATAGATGAAGAAATTGTTATTACACCTCAAGCAAGTGGTGGATTTTGGACTAGACCAGTCGAGCACGAGCAATCAATATCAGATTAGTTTTATGAATATTCTCTCAAACATCAAAAAAATTAATAAAAAATAAAATATGGCTTGAAAATAATAAATACAAAGTAATAGAATATAGAACAAAATATTGTGAAACTAAAAAACAAAATAATGCTATATATGAATGGCTATTAGAAATTACTAAATTATGAATATTCGAATAAAA